ATTAATTGTTCGTATTGGTCTGATTCGAGAATGGATTTTAATCCTAAGTACATGGCGCACATAGTTTTTCCAGTCCCTGCTGTACCGATTGCTGCTATATTATATCCCGCACGATATGAGTCAAACATATCTTCCTGTGTGATTGTAATGGGTTTTATCGGTCTCATACTGAATTTGGAATTTAGCGTTCCGGTCTTCAATTCACGTTCTAATCTTCGTCTCTCCTTTTGAGAAATACGACGTTGTTTCGACATATATAACCTCCTTATGGCAAATCAACATCATAATGTAAAGGTTATTATTTCCAATCGTTGATTTTATTTCCTGTGTAACTTTTATTGTTTTTCATCGACGAAAGCAAATCACGAAATCCTTGGTCGGGTTTCATTCGACCAAGACGCGCAGACTCAATCACGGTTTGTCCGCTAATAATTTGTTTAAGGTTGGGATTATCTTTGAGGAAGGCTTCCCTTTCCGAGATTTTGAGAATTTTCTCGAAGGTTTCGCCTGTTTCTTTATCTTGAAATTCGTATGTTGGCATTAAATAGTAATCCAGACTTTCATAAATTTATTTATACGATATGTTCGTACAGTTCTTTCCAATTTTTAACTTTTGGAAAATTATCTGATTGGTAGTCTTTATTATGAGTGTGTTCAATCAGGAAGGGTCTCAGACCTAATTCATGCCCTAGTTCTGCATTGACAGGTTTATCCTCCACCCAAATACATCCTGTGTTTCTGTATGGTTCCAGTGCATCGTCTTTATCAGCGCCACAAGGTAGGCAAACTACTTCTTCAAATATATTTTTACCAAATAGCTTTTCGAGGTTTCTTACTCTTAGTTTTTTAGCATAAGGGTCTGTACTTAGAGAAGTAATACAATGGAATACGTATCCATGTTCTTCATGTAATTTTCTTACATACTTAACTGCATCTCTAAGAGAATGAAGGAAACCAATTTGTGCACTTTCATTAAATTGAATGATTAATGATTTACCTTCAGCGTATGGTATACCAAAGCTTTCATTAATCTTATAATGACCAGGTTCTTTTACTTCATACCCTCTATTAATCATAAACTGATAGAAGCTATATTCCCAATCAAGAAGAACACCATCACAATCGACAAGAATCACCTTGTCACTTATATCCATTTCTCTAAACACGTTAATGTTACTACCGTAAATTTTCATAATCAAGTTGTATTATAACACAGTTCTTTGCATTTGTCAACTGTCGTCTGACCAATCTTTAAAATTTTTGAATTTTTCTGACCTGCGTTGTCGTCGAGTGTCACGTCTTTGTTTCTTCTTACGTTCAGACTTTCTATCTTCTCGTCTGTTATATTCGTTCCACTCTTCTCTATTTTTATCACGAAAGCTTCTGAAGCCTCTCCGAGACATTGAATCATTATCCTTAGGTCATATAGACCAAATCTAATTTAGACTCTAATAGGGTCTGTGAAAATTGTTGGGAAAGCAGTTTCAACTGTTTTCTTAGTAAGTCCTTTCACTGCAGTGTGACTAATCATATTTTTTGCCAATAAGTCAGCGTCACCATTTTCAATATCTTCTAATAAAGAAATGAATAGTGATTCTCTTTTGACTTGTGGTAAATCGTCATAGCCTCCTCCTTTAAAGAAAATACGCAGTCTACGAGCTTCTCTATAAAGTAGAGTTGTCGCATCTGGAAAATTATTTTTCTTCCAAGGTGGTGGAGTGTCTGGTACTAAGAATTCGATATCTTCATCATAGATAAGTCTTAGCACAGTTCTTACTGGAACAGCATCATTTTGTTGAAGCCATTCTGCTTTTTCTTTTACTGATTTAAACTCTTTGCACTTATTCAGTACTTCAGAGATTGATAGTTTGATAGCCATAATTTAAAAATCCTGTATATCTGTTATTAAGTTTTTTAATTTTTTCTTAACAAAGAAATTAAAGAGATGTTCTCTACCCACATTCTTTTCAGTGTGGTATGCTTCGAGAATTGTATCTTTATATTCTTGTGGAATTTCAGATAAGTCAATCATCTTTTTATTTCGATTGTATCGAAGTTTTGTTTCTTCGTCCATGCATTCTGGTTCAGTTGTAAACGCAGTAATCTTTTTCTTAGTCATTGGTCTTTGACGTTCACCAATGGCGAGACAATTATCAGCACTAAGAATATTAGGAATACCGTCGCCTACATCACCTTTCAATATGTGTTCTGATAGGTATTTATTTGGATTGTCATTCCTTACCCAACGCTTAAGAGTTGGATTGTACTGGTCTACATTCGCATACTTATGTAATTGAATAAAGTCCTTATCACCAGAAAGAATTAAAAACCTTTCGCCACCAGTATTCAGTTCAGTACCTTCTTCGTGAATAATGGTTGCAATAATATCGTCAGCTTCACACCTGTCGATATAGAGTACCTTATAAGGAAAGTACTCAGTAATTTCTTCTCTTATTTGATGAATAGCTTCGAAGAGTTTGTTCCAATCCATGTCGGATTCATCTCTACTCTTTTTCCTATTCGCTTTATAATAAGGGAAGTAGTCACGTCTCCATACGTCTTTATTATCGACGCATAGGATAATTTCACCATAATCTTCGTGAAACTTTTTCCTATTGAAGCGTAACGAGTTTAAGAACATGTGCCTTAATAAGTTCTCATCAAGGTCAATGTCCGTATGATTACCAATCTGTGCAAACAAAGATGAGAGCATCATTTGGTTATAATCTACTAAAATAGCCATAATATAATTCCAATTTAATTTAATTCAGTGTATATTTTAATCTATTTCTTCATCATTGTCAACTGTTTTTTGCAAATCTTTTTTCAGACCGCCTACAGTTTGAGTTTCACCACTCTCCATTATAACTACATTTTCCTCTGCAAACCTTTGAAGAGGGTGCTCTAAGCCCATAGTTAATGAATGTAATGATTTGATGGATTCAAAAATTAAAATCATACTTGGAAAGTATTTGTCAATCTGTGAATCAAAATCACACCCGGCTCTGGTCATTTCACCCAGAACGTTTTCCCATAATATTTCTGCTAATTCTGTAGAATAGCTTTCTTTATATCTTAATAATCTGTCACTAACATCACTCGCACTAAGTGGAGGGTTGTCTATGTGTATGTTTGGAAATTGAACAACATTATCCGGCTTCTTGTTCTTTGCCATGTATAATATTCCTTAGAAGCGTTTCCCACATAACTTTAAATGAAGCGATATTATTTCGAGCTAAGTTGAAACGGTCCGAATAAGTGAAACCGTGGAAATAGTTAGAGTCTTGTTTCATACTCTGTAATACTTGTTTTGTCACTGCATAACAATAGTTTGCATGTGCCTGATTCACTTCATTAAAATCATACATGATTGTAGCGTTTGAAGCAGTCTCTGGTAATGCACCGTAATTTGGGTGAATACAAATCATCTGACTCTTAATTGCTTCAATCAACGCAATACAAGAAGTTTCTTTCCACACGTTGGGATACATGAAAATATGCGATTTGTCTAATGCTTCTAGTACTTCTTCATTCGAAACATTTCCATGGTAAGTCATATTGTCATGCGACTCTATAGTTTTAAACAATCCTTGGTAAGGCTCATCTCTTTGTGGCCAACCGTAAATATCGAATGAACTATAAACATCCAAATGTATATTATCGAAATCATTACACAAAGCATCAAAGATTGGAACGACAAGTTCTAATCCACGATGAGGTGTTGTATGATAAACGAAACGGATTGTTTCCATATCTTTTTCTTTTGGTGAGTATTCTTTCTCAACAGCATTATGAATAACTGAACACTTAGAATATGGAATACCAAATCTTAAGACATATTGGTCTCTTTGCCATGCTGATACAAAAACGAAATGGTCAAATTTTTTCCAACCATCGTCTACTAAGATTTTATTCTCTGGGTCTTCAGCTAAATCATGGCACCATAAAACATTAGGTACATCTTCATACATCTCTCTTGGTCTTGATAAATGTACTGCAACTTTCTCTAAAATACTTTTATCAACGTTATCAACGAAACGTTGACGCATCATTTCAGTTCCACCCTTTGAATTTTTGGATAGTTCTGAATCGATTACTTGACCTTTATATACTACACTCACTTTACATACTCCTGAACATCAACAGTTTCATTATCGATTTCTTTTTCTAGTTGTTCTGCTCTATTTTCCAATACACTAATTGTAGTATAGAAATGACCTTTTGCTTGACCACCTAGTTCACGTTTAAATTCTTCTACTAATTCCCAAATTGCTTTGAGTTTATTTACTTTACTTAATCTCATAATTTTGCATCTCCAAATATGTCATCTAATGATTTTTGACTTCCTTTCTTGTCCCACCAATCTGTTAAGTATTCATAAGAATAAATCGCTGACGGCGTTTGTTCGTTATAACAATATATATTCTTCGAACGGAAGTCAGTGACGTTATGATTAAACAGTGGGAATGTAATCACATCTCCAAATCCGCATAATACATTATTTTCAAATGCGTTAGCGGAACCGAGTGGCATTCTAAAATGAAGTTTGCCTGGGAAGGCACCAAAATAATAGTCGAGTAATACTTCAGCGTACTTTCTTTTCAGTACATAAACTTGTAATCCGTGGTCCCATTCCGTACGCCTACGCGGGAACATGGGAGGATATTCATGCCAAACATCATAAGGATACTCAAATACTAATCCTAGTTGTAGAGCACCCCAATCATAATCATTACACCTTTCAATATATTCACTTAACGTAAAATTCCAATGTTCTAAAGGTGTAAAGTCAACATCATCTTCTAGGAAAATACCGTACTCTTCGTCAGTATTTTCGTACCACCACTTAATAGTTAAAAGGTGAGATGATGTAACACCTTTGGTACATTTGCTAATTAAATCAGGGTCACCTTCAAAAGGAATACTGACTCCTTCTTCATATCTATCATAAACGTGTATCTTATAGTTGTCAACACCTAAACGTTTGAATTCGCTTTCGGTTAACTCTTTTCTATCAGTACACTCTTTTAAGTTTATGACGTTAAGCGTCGGTAGGTTCTTCAGTCGATAAGTCATATTGTAATTTTAACTCACTATGTATGTCCATTAATGTATTGTGGAAATTTCTTAAAGAACCATTGTTATGAATTCGATATGTTTTAATATTGAACTTTTCATCTAAAACAA